CGCCGAATCCGGGAACGACGCCTGCGATCTCGGCGGCGGCCGAATAGAGGCCAGAGATAATGTCGGAGAACAGCCCGCCGATCACGTTGCCGACGGTCTCGAACACATTGAACGCGCCGATAAACAGATTGCCGACGCTATTGGCGAACGTCATCACCTCGCCCCACTGCTCGCCGACGGACGACAGGTACGAGAACACGCTCCCGAAGTTGGCGATCAGATAGTCGGCCACGCCGGCGAGGTACGTCGCGCCCTGGAGGATTCCCTGGCCGATCGACTGGCCGATGTTGGCGCCGCCGATCGACCCCACCAGGGCGACAAACGCGTTCGAGATCTCGGTCACCGCCGGAGCGAGGTAGGCGACGACTTGCTGGACGACGCCCGAGACGGCATCACGGACTGAGTCGAACGAGTCTTTCATAGTGCGAACGTCCTGGCCCTGCGCGTTGGTCAGCGTCAGGCCGAGCCGCTCCGCTTCCTCCCTGGCCCTGGCGATTCCCTCCGCGCCGCCAGCAAATAGCGGTAGCAGGTCCGCGCCGGAACGTCCAAAAATCGCAACGGCAGCGGCCGCGCGCTCTGCCTGGGTCGGCAGCGCCGAGATAGCTCCGGCAATCTCCTCGAATCTTTCGGCCGTCGACAGTCCGTCAAGATCAGACGCGGAAAGGCCGATTGCCTTAAATGCCGACACGGCCCCGGCCGACCCTTGCGCCGCCTTCGCGAACGCGATGTCGGCTTTCTGTGCGGCGTCGCCGACTGTATCCAGATCGACGCCGGCCCGATTCGCAGCGACCGACAAGCCAGCCATTTCTCCGTACGTCAGCCCGAATCGCTCCGCCATCTTCGACGTTTTATCTATGACGTCCGCCTCGGCCTTTCCCATCGAAACCAGAGAGCCCACAGATCGCGAGACACTCGACGCGATAGACCCGAAAAGCTGCGCGACGTTGAGCCCGATCAACACATTCAGCCGACTTGCCACGCCAGCCAGGCCGCTATCCATGGTCGAGGCAGCGGCAGCGGCCGACGCGATCTTCGGGGTCGCAGACGCGACGGCGCGGTCGAATGTCTCCTGAGAAATCGCTCCGGCATTTAGGAGCGACGTTAGCTCCGCCACTTGCTCCGCGAGACGCTCCTCGGCCGTCATGTTCTGCCGCGCGATGGCGGCGCCTCTCGCGTGAGACGACGACAGCGCGTCAATCGCTGGAGCAAGCGCCGCGGCCTCCTGCTCCGCCAGCCTCATGGCGATTGCCGACTCGTCAAAAATGCCGGCCAGAACATCAACGGGAGCGGCCGCCGGACCGATCGCGTCGAGCTCGGCCAGGAGGCCGTCGGCGACGGATCCGAGGTCGAGACTGACGTCCGATTGTGCAAGCGAAGAAACGACGCCCTGTAACCGCGAGACGGCGGCAGCCTCCTGGTCGGCCGCGGCAGCCGCGGCGAGGTACGACGAGTAGGCCTCGCGCCTCGCCTGCGCTGCAATGCCTTCCGCGAGGCCTCCGTTCGTGACGGCGTTTTTTATCTGATCGAGCTTCGCGAAATACTCCGATTCGGCGGAGGCGAGCTCTCTGGTGACTGCCACCGCGTCCGACTTGGCTTTCGCGGCGAGATCGACCGCCGCCGCCAGCCCAGACATGGACGCGGAGAACTCCCGCGCGCTCACCGATCCAGAAAGAAAGTCCGCCGCAAGCCGCGAGACCTGTTCGGTCATCTGAGCGCCTGCGGCGCCGAGCGACGCCAGCGAGGACCGGAGCGACCCGGCGTCGCCGCCCATCGCGCGGAAAGCCTTGACGGCAGCATCGACGCCAGACTGGAGCCCGCCCGTCGAGGCGGTAAAAACGGCGGATACCTTGCCGATGCTTGCCATGTTATTGCCTGCTCAGTTTCGCCAGTTCTGCGGCGATCTCGTCTGGTGTCATTTCGCGATTAGGGTCGTAAGCCGGGAGGAACATCTCCTCGAATCTCGCGTCGGGCTTCCCGCCAGCCGCCGCGACCTGGAACATCGTCTGCCGCGCCGTCCGGAGCCAGTCCTCGCCGAATGGCTCGACCCGGTAGTACGCGATCCATCGGTAGAGCTGGTCGAGTGTGATCTCCTGTTTCCACTGTTCGACGTTTGCGATTCCGATATGGGCGGCCAGCCGGTAGACGAATCGCTCGACTAACCCCGACTGGCTTCGGAGTTTTTTTCGCGCTCGGCGACTACCTCGTCGCCGGCCTTTAGCACGGTCTCCCAACACCTCGCATAGATCCACATGATCTGACGGTGTCCGGCCCGGAGGATCTTTGCCTGGTCCGCGAGCGGCTTCCCGGCCTCGTCGCAGAGGCAAACGGCGATCGTCTTCGCGATCAGATCAGCCGGCGGATCCTTACTCTCGGCCGCGAGCAGACGATGGGCCGTCGCGACCGCGTGCCAGTCGGCAAAAGTCGGGGAGCGTAGGTGGACGTCGTCGCAGCCTGGCGGCGTGACGGTGATCACTTCGGGGGCGTATTCGAGCGGTTTCATAGGGAGCCTTCTTCTCCTGTTAGGCGGAACGTCGCCCGGCCCGTCAGGAACTCGCCCACGCTGCCGGTCACCTCAAACGAGTCGAGGTACGCGTATCGCGCGAGGGAGCCGCCGTCGTAGGTGATGTAGAGCGTCGCCCGTAGTCCGATCTGCGCCTGACTTACTTCAGGGCATCCGTACAGCGTGACGTCTATCGTTCCTGGATCAATCGCGTGGCAGTTGTATTGTCGGACTACTCGCGTGTTATTTCCGTCCCCGACGACGAGGCTGCCGATATGCGTCGCCTCGAAATACGTCGCCGTGCCGGGATTGGCGCGGAACGACGTCAGGCGTCCGATCTGGGCGCTATTCCAGATCACGATCGACGGATGCGACGAGGGCGTGGGCATGGGTGGCGATTACTCCCAGCCGCAGTCCTCAGGCGACAAAGTCGGACGTGTAGGAGGCGGTCCCCTTCTTGAGCTCGCCGGCAGAATCCGACAGCTCGACGTCGACACACTTAAGCGTGACGCCTTCGTAGGTCGTGGTCGTACCGACTTCCGGGGCGTCGGTTCCCAGGAACTCCACCGTCGCCGTCGTGACGATTCCATCCCCGGTCCCGGATCCGTTGTCCTCGAGGCCGTCCTCGTAGATGCGAGTCCCGCCGTGGGCGATCGACAGGTCGGAGGCGTCGAGCTTGTTGTCGGCTCCGCTTATGCTGCGGGCTTGCTTGAACGTGATTTTCGTCACGCCGTCAATGCCGCCGAACGATTCGCCCTGCGAGGTAACGAGAGCCATATTTGATCACTCCGCCGCGGGATAATAGGACCAGTTTGCCGACCAGGTCGCATACTTGCCGACCTCGTAGGTGATCTCGAAATCCTCGCAGATCCAGCCCGTCGTCACGTTAACAGCCGTGACCGCGAGGGTCGTCGTATCCTTCATGTTCCCAGAGGCGGAACACGTCGCCGTCGCGACGCCTTCGCCGCCTTCGACGAGGACCGGGTCGGCATACTCGCGCTCGGCCGACGACAGATCCGTAACGTCCTCCTTTTTCGTGGAGGCCGTTACGTCCATTTGCTTGATCGACACGCTCTTCGCGCCGGCGGGGATCGTGGGGCCGGTCGTGGGGACTGTCGAGAGTGGCAAAGCGTAGACCTCCGGTGTTCGGGTTCGATTTTAGAACCGCGAGACGGCGGAGAATCTCGACTACTCGACCCAGCGGACCTCGACCGATAGCTCGACCGTGTAGGTGGGAACGTCGCGGCCGTCGAGGTAGTCGGGCTGGCCGTCGCGCTCGTCGAGGACCAGGCATTGTTCAATCGTCGTCCCTTCGGCCTCGCCGGCGTAGAGGTGGATCGCGCCGGTGATCTGTCCGGCAACGTCCCACGCGGCGACGTAGTCGTCGGCGTAGATCTCGACAGCAAACCGTGCGACCGGAGGCGTGGCCTGCGGCTCCGGCGTGGCGTCGAGCGTGTCGTCGAGGAGCTGCTCGCGGGCCGTGGCTTCGCGGGCGTAGATCACGAAAGGCGGGCCGCCCTCGCCGGTCATGCCGACCGGCCAGGCCTGGAGCGAGGTCGCGCCCTCGATTGCCTCTTTCAGCCAGACATGGGGGGCCGACATTTACACTCTCCCTGGATTCTTGCCGGAGGCGAGCTCGGCGGCCGCCTTCTCGAAGGCGATAGCCATCTCGGCCGCGAGCTTCCCGGCCGCCACTGGGCCGAACTCCTGGAGCGTCTTCTCCATCATTTGGTATGCCTTGACTCCTCCGGACGTTCCGAACTGGAGCCAGATCGCTTTGCGGCTTTCGAAAGAAGCCTTGTAGCCGAGGACGCCCCAGACGAACGAGTTGAAATCTCCATTCTTCCCGGTCTGGCCTGTGCGGACCGTAACGGCCCGGCGGAGCGCGCCGGTCGACCTTTTCTTCTCTCCGGCTTTGCGTCGGCCGCGCCTCGTATTCAGAGGCGGCGTATTCCTGCGGAGGATCGGAATCCCTGGTTTCATGACTCGACGCATGGCGGCCATAAGGTGTTTTTTTGCGATATGTCGCGGCAGCGCCGCATACTTCGCGATCAGCCCCTGGATGACCTTATTGGAGTCGTAGGTGTTCGGCTCGAACGAGCTTTGCCAGGAGAGCGAAATCATGCGGCTTGTTCCTCGACGGTCAGCTCGAGGTCATCGCGGTTGCCTTGCTCGACGACCGCCGAGACGTACAGGATCCGGTCGTTCCGCGAGACCCAGCGGAGCCGCATCTCGCCCGTGATGTCGTCGCGGTAGCGCGTGTAGACCGTAGCGGAGATCCCGCCCCCGATCTGCCCGCGGCGCGATTGCTCGGAGTAGCTGGTCGCCTCGTAGGACCCGTAGATCCGGCAGACCTCAGACCATGTCTCCACAGTACCGCCGGCCGCGTTGCGGCTCTTAGTCGGGGCCTCGACGGCGAACACCTCGCGGTAAGATCCCGCCGGGCGACGCATCACCAGCCCCCGTTCCAGCTACTGGCGGCCAGTAGCGTTTCGAATCCTTGCGGCAGCTCGACCGCGGATCCGTCCGCCAGGATCCCGCGATTCTCAAACGCGTGGAGGACGTACATCAGCAAGGCCGACTTGAGCGTGGGCTCGATCTCGGTCCCGGGGGCGACGCCGGCCCAGTAGGTGGCGACGACCTTCCCTGACGGAACGGCGTCGAACGTGACGGTCGCCGGCATCGCGTCCGAATCGACCTCGTACTCCGTCGCGTTGACCTCCACCTCGTCGGCCGTCACGACCAGGTCGTGATCGTCGTCGACGAGCAGAGGCGGGGCCGGGAGGTCGAGCACCGCCGGGGCGGTCTGCCAGGTGGCGCGGTATTGGGTGGCGACGAGCGTCAGGCCGAGCCGCCGCTCGATTAGCCGGCGGCCGGTGGCGATCGCCCGCAGGAGAAAGGCGTCGAACTCCGTCTGGTCCGGCATCAGCCCGACTTGCTGCCGGGCCTCGGTCAGGCTGACAGGCTCGACGACGGGCCATTCGAGGACCTTGATCGTATCGGGTCGCATTTAGCGGGTCTCCACGTTCGACCGGGCCTCGACCGCCCTCTCGGCCCCTTCGGCAGCGAGGAACGTCCGCTGCGTGTCCGCGACGGCGATCCCCTCCGACTTCAGCGTCTGGGCCAGCGTGGGCGTTGCGTGGATCACCTCGCCGGCCCGGTAGCCGCGGTAGGCCTTCAGTAATCGCAGGGCTTCCACGTTGCCTCCGTTAGCGTTGACGGCCGGGCCGGCATCCCTGCCAGCCCGGCCGTCATCTTGTCGTGGTCTCGGGCTGAATCAATCAGTCGATGATCAGCTTCGAGACGAACTCGGGAGCGTGGTTCGCGATGCCCACCCGCTGCTTCGCCACGAACACCGTCTGGTCGTTCAAGGCCTGGAGCTCGCGGAGGGCTTCCACCCGGAGGCCGGAAGCCTTGACCGCGACGGCGGTCGCCATCGAGAAGTCGCCATAGAGGGCGATCGTCCCGGCGGGGAGGCCGTTCGTGACGTAGACCGGCCGGCCGTAGACGGTCGGCTGCATCGCGTCGGAGATCATGGCGGCCCCGGTTCCGGCGTGGGCTGCCAGGAGAGCACCGAACCCGACCGGCGAGACCACCCAGGCGGTATTCATCGCGAGCGGATCGATCTGGCCGACCATCTGCGCGAGCTCGGTCGCCGTGGTGTCGTTGGCCGAGGCCACGACTACGTTGTTCGTCACCTCGCCGACGAGGCCGTCGATCCCGGCGGTCGCGTCGCCCTGGAGCCAGGCATAGTCGATCTTCGACGCGAACGCGTTCCCCGTGTTCGTGCTGAAGAGCTGGGCCACGTCGACGACACTGTCCTCGATCAAGTCGTTCGAGACGGCCGTCGCCTTCCGGAGACCGAACAGCGTCACGTCGACGCCACTGGTCGCGAGGTCGGCGGGGGTCACCGCGCCAGCCTCGGCGTAGAACGCGGCAGCACCTTCGGCGACCTTCGGGAGCGTGAGCTTCTTCGCGATCGTGTTAAACACGGCCGCGACCCGGAGGCCGACCGACTGGCGGTTGAGGACGTTGATGATCGAGCCGTAGAGCTCGGCCGGAGCGGTCAGCTCCGCGCCCTTCTCGTCGTACGTCGGGCTGGTCTCGCCCATGGCACGCAGCTCGCCGCGGGCCAGGCTGCGGAGGTAGTTGCCGGCGACGAGGGCGGAGTTGCCCGTCTCGAAGCCCTGGACGTTACCGGCCCGAACGTGGATCGCCGGGGCCTTGCGGGCGGCCGGGGCCTTTGCGTCGGAGTCGCTCGACCGGACCGACTTCAACACCTCGAGCTTCGCGTCGAGATCACGCTCGGCCTGCGCCTGGGCGCCGACCTCGTCGGCCCGCTTCGACAGCTCGGCCATGCGCTCCTCGACCTGCGCCCTCTCGGCGTCGCTCGTCGGCTCGACGGAGCGGAGGGTCTCGATCTCTGACGAAATCGAAACGGATTCGTCCTGGAGGCGGGCGAGCTTGGCGCTGGGCATGGTCGGGGTTCCTGTGGGTGGTATTCGGACGCCACTCACACTACGGCCGGCCTGCGGCGGAGAATCTCGCGCGGCGTTCTATCGTAGGACGAAAGTCAGCGAGACTTCGTCGAGCACGTTCCCGAGACGCACGCGGTCTTATTGCGCTCGGCGACGCACCTCGAGCACTTGCACGCGCAGCGCTGCTCGATCCTTCCGTCAGGCTTCCAGATCCCGCGGACGCACGTCGAGCCGCAGTCGCAGGCCGTCGGCGTCGGCCCCGGCGCGGGGGCCGCGTCGGGCAGCATCGACGCGCGGGCAGCGGCGACGGCCGCGGCAGCCTTCGGCGCCTCGCGATTAATCGCGGCCGGATCGGCCGAAAGCCATACGAGCCACGACAGTAAAGTCGTCCAGAACGTTGACATATGTCACCAGCCCCTGGCGTGATCGACGATCGGGTATCCGTCCTCGCCGATCCTCTCGGCGCGGGCGTAGTGGTGGTCCGGCTGCGGCTCCTGGGGCGGGGCCTCGGCGAGCAGGGCGAACCAAAGGGCGTTTTTCGCGGCCCTAGCGATCCACCGTACGACAGGCCGGTCGGCGGGCCGCGGGGCGTCGTCGTGATTCCCGGCCATCCAGTAGCCGGCGGCCAGCGCGGCCGCCACGACGAGGAGCGTCTTTCGATCCATCGCGAGCCTCACGGTGACAGGGTAAACGTAAACGGAGCGAACCAGTCGGCGATCGTTTCGGGCGGCGCGGGCGTCAGCCAGTTTCCGTTATGCAAATCGCGCCAGCCGAATCCACTGACCGATCCGACGGCGAAAGAGTCCTTCTGTCGGAGCATCGACTCGACGACGGAACGCGTGACCCAGAACGAGCCGTCGGGCATATCGGCGGGCCACTTCGGGCCGCTAATCCAGTTAGGCCCCCAGGAGTTGAGGCAGAGCAGCGCATCAGACGGCGAGCCGTTTTTCGCGTAGCGGACCGCGACGAAACACATCTCGTGAGCCCACTGCCCCGAGGCTGCGGCGTAGCCGTTGGCGTCGCGCTTGCTCGCGAATCCCTGCATCGACGCGACCGGGATCGGAAAGCCGGCCTCGATCGCGGCGGCCGCCTCCGCCCAGGTCGTGACCATCGCGACGTGTGTCGCCGGATGTTTCTTCGCGACCGCGTCGAGCTTGCCGCCGTCGCCCTGCCCGCCGCAGCCGTACGCGCCCCAGTCCTTCGCGCGGCTTGCGGAGTAGGCCGACAGGTCGTAGCGCGAAAACTTCTCGCGATAGACGACTCCCCAGTCGCGGACGAACCGCGCGGCGGCGGCGCCGTAGGATCCGTCCGAATAGCCTCCGACAGGCGAGGAGCCGTCGCCCGATCGGCCGCGGGCCTCGACGCGCGATCCGCCGTATAGCGCCTCGGTGCTCGGGAAGAGTGGAGCCTCGGCGAGTCGTCCAGTTTCCCAGTCGACCGCCTGGGCGACGTAGACGCCGTGGGCCCAGCCCCACGACACACAGTCGCCGAT